CGCGCCCGGAATTTACGGAACGTTTACGGATAGGCCCTTGACAAGGCTTGCGGTATGTGCTATAATAGGGGTATAGTCAAGACAAGGGGAGGCACAAAATGGAAACCCAACAAATCGGGTTCGGTATCCAAGACGGTCCGCGACGAATATACTCCATCACGGGCATAGGGTATCGGGAAGGCGCGCGTCTCCGGTCCGCCGGATGGGAATGGATACGCGGGTTCAAATGTCCCGGAACATGGTCAACCGAAAATCCACGAGTGTTCGCGGATGCGGTTCGCCGGGTACGGGGCACAAAATGGTACGGTGGGATTTGGCGGATGCGGGTCGGTGGCAATTTCGAGCGTATAGACTAGCGAGCCGCAAGGCTCGCGCACGGGCACAAAGCCCAAACCATAATAGCACAAGGGGAGGCAACGATGACAAAGGCGGAAATCACGCACAAGTTAGTTGACGCACTACGGGGCGAGCTTTTGTTCCGAGACGACAAGCTAGCTCAAGCGGCGCTCGTCAAAGACGTAGACAAGACAACATACGAGGCACTAGTGCAAAGCGCTCGCTATTGCCGATCATTTTGTAACGGTATCGTCAAAGCGGGCAAGATGCTCGGTGTCAATATCCACGTGGACTATGCGCCATGGGAAGACAAAACACCCCGCGAGCGCATCACCGTCCTATAGGCCAAGTGGCCAAGGGAAACAAATCCCCTTGGCCATTTTTGCAAAAAAAATCACGAAATTTCCCCAAGTCCGCACGGGAGGCGGAGATGCAAAACGGGCACATTTGGGACGCAGCGTTGGCCAAGCGCCGGGCGGAACAAGCGGCACAAATCGCCAAGGAGGCCGACTGGGCCGAGACGAAAGTTTCACGAGCCGCAAAGGCATTTCGGGCTCTGTTCGGTCTGTCCATTGAGGGTGGCTATTATGATAGCGCCAGCGGCGACGTACATTTCTCCATGGGCGGATACACCAGCATTGTCTTCCAGGGGTACCGAGAGGGGTGGCGGGTAGATTGGGTCTGTAGCGAGTGTTCCGAGACGCATTCCCACCCCATTGTCCAGGTATCCGACATCGGCGCTTTTGCGGAGGACACAATAGAGGCGCATGTGTGTCCAGAGTGGGGCCAGGTGACGAAGGTTCCCACCCCCACCGACGCCTTTGTGGACATGCTGGTGGCGCGCGTTGTGGCGGAGGTTCGCAGAATGGCAGAGGAGGACTTGTGATGGCTGACGGTATGGCGTATGCGCACGAGGAACAGGGGCTCGGCGCTTGGGGTTTTCCCAAGGAGACACTCCGGGACATGGAGGAGGATGTCTTGCCACTGTGCTGCGATGGGCGCGAACCGGCGGAGGCCTTCCGGTTCAGCCCCATCGGTGTGCAGGTCCCGGAGGCGGTTGTTTTCATCACACGAAAGGTAGGCCCCAACTACGACGAACTCTACAGCGCCGTCGTTGTGTTCTTTGGGGAGGAGAAATGCGAGCTGTACGGCGGCATCTCCCCTCCCGGCTCCAACATTGCGGAAAAGGCATACGAGTTTGCGGCACAGGCCTACGAGGACAGGGGATACACTCAGACCGTTGCCAAGAATCTTCTAGAGAGGTGGTCAGGTGGCCATAAGAACGCGTAGGGAGCGAGATAACGAGGCCGTATTGCCCGTGAGCAAAGGGTCCGCCACAGTATACACTTTCGCTCATCGAGGGCCAGAGTGGGGATACTCGCTAGAGGTTCTTGTAAAATTGGATAACCCCTACACCAGGACATACTTAACCATAACCCGAACGTGGCGCGGCTTTACGGAGCTCCCAGACCTTGTAGAGTGGACGGGGCACGCGAGCAACCCTTGGGAGGCAGCCAAGTATGCCGTTGCACACTGGACAGGTGTACTGGTCAAGGAAGAGGAGCCTACTCTAGAGAAAGCCGCCGATAGCTGACGTCGTATCCAATTTTGCGCATGGCTCGCGTGGCCATACTCCACACCTTGTGCCAGTGGTTGGCATTGGCCTCGGAAAAGGTCATTTCGCCAGACAAGATAGCCTTGATGTCTTGGCGCTTGACCAGGCCACGCGAGCCCACGATGATCTCGGCTATATTCCGATTGTCCTCTGCCGATAGACCCCGGTCTTGCATGTTGTTCGTGAACGAGTAGCGCCATTTCTGGCCAGCGGCATCTTGGCCGGATACCCGCATTTCCTTGACACGATAGTGCAGGGCCATGGTCACATCACTCGTGCTGAGCCCGCGCCCCGATGGGTGATTGTGCAGAATGTATCCCCCGGCAAGGCCTCGCAACTCCTCGGGGGTGAGCTGTACCTGCGTTGCCTCGCCCGCACGCTCCGTGACAACCCGCCCGTCAGAGCCCATAGCACACATGCGCTCATAGTCCAGGGGCATATACATCTGCTCGCGACGGCCAAAGACGGCATCCTTGTTGACGCGCCCCTCCGTGCTGTTCGGTGGGCCTGCAGCCTTGCTTCCCTCAGTAATGCGCTCGCGCTCCGTGATACCATAGGGGAGCATCACACACCGGCACTGTATGACCATTTCGAGGGGGGCACCACGAGAGTCGTCGCCTGGGAATCCGACCTCGGCACCCCCCACCTTGAAGGGGGCGTCCATGGGGATGGGGCCTGGCACACCCCCCTCCGAATATTCGTACATCGCCTGGGCGTGTTCCGGGCGCTCCCGCCCGTCGATTGAGGCCAGCCACGTCTTGCGCTGCACGCCCCACTCACGCATCAGATGATACGAGCCTGCATGACTGGCCCTCATAGTCTGGTCACGCGCTATGAGCTCGCGCCGATACTCCGGCATGCGCTCCTCGTACCAGGTGAAATCCTCACGCGTCTTGTCGCCATCCATCCACTGCTCGAATAAGGTTGTCAGGCGGTCCTGCATCATCTTGACAGACCACCCCTCGACAATGGCGTGCTTTTGCATCAGGGCGAGGCCATCGTGTGTGGTCTGGTTGATCGGCTGGGCAAAGGTCATTGTATAATCGTTGAACCACTCGGCCGCATCTAGGTTCGCCACGTTGAACCGTGCCCCGAGGGTTGACTGGAGCACATCCGCTTGCCCGCGAATGACGGCCCGAATACCGGGGAGAAACTCCTCGCGCCAGTTATCCCCCGCCTTCTCCAGCAAATACTTACGATAGAGCTCGCCAAAAGTCTGCCAGTCGAGTGAGGCCTTGAGGTGGAGTGATTTCTCACGCACCTCAGACAGCATAGCCAGGATGGCCCGCATATCCTTGTAGAGAGCCCGCCTGGTCGCGTCGCCCAACTCCTCCTCGTGGGAATCAGCAACGTTCAATACTTGCGCGCGATACTCCCAAGGGGTTGCCTTGCCCTCGTTTGGCTCCTCCTGCTCTACCCACAAGAGTTGGGTCAGCCCCTCCCATGTATCGTCCTCGAACCACTCGCGGAACTCACCCACAGACATGGGGTCCAGGTCAACGATGGCACAATACCGGTCCACCGCCTCCTGAGTAAGAGCCGCCTTGGCTCGCGTAAGACTCGCCTCAAGAGAAGCCCTTACCACCCACGTACCTCCCTACTCAATCGCCTCATAACCCCAACAAAAATCAGCGTCCGACAGAATGTGATATTCGGATTTTGCATCGCGCACAACCAATACAAGCCACTCGCCTGGGCCAATTTTTTTGTACCCACCCACAGTAGGAACAACACTCCACTGCTCGCTCTGCATGGCCTCAACAACCAAGGGGCGACTCCTGTACAATCCCCACTCAGCCCCACCCCTTACGGACGCACGCCCCGGACCGAACACCAAGGGCAGCCACACAATGACCGCTGCCAATACTCCCCTCATGACTTCCCCTCTACTCCATAGGCCAGCCACATAACGCGCAGACCAGAATACCATCCTGATAGCGCATCATTGAGCCGTGCTCCGTGCACTGAAACACGGCTTCCTCGGCAGGAGTGGGGACCATGCGCCTCAGATTGACATACGGCTCCAGTCCTAGCCTGCCATAAACGTCTATGTGCTCTACGATCTCATCCGGCGGACGCTCTGAAAGGCGCTCGCTGCTACAGTAGACGTCACACATCCCACCCACATACTCAGGCAGCGCACGAATATCTGTGATGGTCACGTCGGGCGGCAGCCGCAACATGCGGGCCAACATGTAGTAACTCAGGCGGAATCGGCGCTTACCCACTACTCTCCCCTCCCTACCTATCCACGTGCTTCTGTTGAGCCCACGAAACCAAACAATGGGTCGAGCAGAAAAACAGCTTTTTGGGCACGTCCCACATGGCACCACGCTCGCCCTGCACGATAGCCTTCTCCCAGTAAACACTCACCCGCCGGTTGCGAATAAGTCCACCACACGCCTCGCAATGTTCAGCCGTCACTCCCCCTCCCCAAGCTCGGCCCGGCTGACCCGAGTGACTCCTCCAAGCACCTCAATAAACTCTGCGTGCCCCTCAGCGTTCTTGCGGAACATAACCACCGACCTTGGCATGCCGTCAACGGCCTTACCCAGAACCCCCACCTCGCCAACCAAATAGTCACCATATACGGAATGTCCACTGCTCAACACGTCAGTAAAGCTGCGGCCAAAGTCACCGGCGATTTTTTCCGGTGTCCACCGTCCCCAGTCAGCCTCGTCCGAAAAGTGTTGGCCGTGACGCGCAAAGATACGCTCCCCAATCAGCTTGGCGGCATTGTCCGTTTTAATAACCGCCGTCCCAAGCTCCCTAACGGACATACCCGTCAGGGGGGCAAGCTTGTCTCGCACATAGGACACCTCCTGCTGGTAGGTCTTGAAAGCGCGAGGACAAATCTCTTCTGTGAGGGCTTGGGTAAGACCTTCCACAAACGCGGGGGACCCCTTGGTCAAGTCAATGCCCGCAGCATGCACAAGCTCGCGGGTTATTGTCCCTATAGGCAGCTCGTCACGAACAAGAAGCTCGCCGTCGCTCGTCAGCACCCCGACAATATGTGCCCCGGAAGTCTTCTCTATACTCTGGAGGTGGTCGTCAATCTCCTCGCCAGAAACAACCCGCACCTCTTTCTCAGCAAACTCAGGCCCAAGAGCCTCTCCAATAATAGCCTTCTCGTAATCTACCAGAGCACCACCCTCATATAGGGGCACCCCCATCTCTTCAGACAACGCGGATGGAGGCAGAGGTTGGCTCGATAGGGCGGGAAGGCTCCCCCCTCTCCGCCCAGGTACTCCTCGATGCCCATAGTTGCCCGACCCAGGCCCACCCTTAAAGAACCTCTTCAGCCACGCCTTAATCTGCTGCCCCATCTTGTCGCGCCGGTTGTTGTACCACTTATCCAGCACCGTCTTGACGACCGGCCCCTCGCCCACGATGAACCCGTCAAGCTTGCCCCTGAACCGCAACTCCTTGTACCACTTCTCCTCGGGAAGGTCCTTCCCCTCCAGCCCTGTAAGCGCATCCTCTACAGACTTAAACTTGCGCCGTTCCTTCATGCGCTGGAAAGCATGGCGCGACAGGCGCACCTTGGCCGAGGGACTCCCCGTCCCTGGGGCACTACCCCCTCGGTTGCCCGGCACACCGACATGGCCCCAGTTGCCCGACCCCGGCCCACCCTTCACCCATAGCCCGCGCGGGTTCAGCACAAAGGCCTCCGCCTTGCCCTTGTTGGTGGGCAGGACGATGAGATCATAGCGCGGTGTGATGGTCCAGGTTAGGTCGGGATAGTACATCAGTCCTCCGCTGACGGCTCTTGGTCACGGGGCTCGAAACGGATACCGTTGTCGCCAGGGAAAGGCTCGGTGTGCTCTACATCTCCGGACTGTATAGCGGTCGGTATCCAGCCAGGAAACGCCGCACTGTCTTGCGCCCACTCGTCCGCTTGCTCGGAGGTCATGCTAGGGCTCCATGCCCCACGGGGCAGACTCCCACCCCTCTGTCCCGGTACCCCTCTATGGCCGTGGTTCCCCGACCCAGGACCGCCCTTTTGGGCGGCCCGCCCAAAAGGGGACATCACCCACAGTCCCTCATTATCGGGTACGTAGACGTCCGCCTCGCCCTCGGCGAGCGTAGTGCGCACAAGGGTATAGCGCTGACCCTTCTGGCCCATGTAGGGGACATAGCGCATCTGCTCGATGGGCTCCTCCTCGCGTCCTTGTTCGGCATCGTCTTGCGCCTCAGCCGCACCCTCCATGGTGTTGTCAGGCTCCTCCGGCTCGGCGGGTACGATGATCTCGTCCTTCTCAGGCTTGGGTGGCAAGTTGAGCCCCACCGTTTGGGCAGCCACATCGCGGTCCTCGCCCGCTTGTATCATTGCCGCCCATGCCGCCACAAGGGCGGGGACGTTCTGTTGCAGGGCGGGTACCTCAGAAAAGTCAAAGGCCACAAAGGCGCTTGGATCGCGGTCCATGCGCAGAAAATAGCTGTACTCGTCCTCAAAGAGGCCAAGCTCGGGCTTGAAGGTGTCCTCCCAAAAGGAGCGCCGAGCCGTCTCATAGTTGCTGTAGGTGGAGCGCATAAGGCCAAGGCGCGAACCGACCAGAATGCCGGGCACACCGAACGGGCCAAGCACGCGCGCCTCATTGCGCTCGTCCACAGACAAAAAGCCCATCTCCTCAAAGGTCAGGCCAAGGCGCTCATGCTCCACGCCCTGGTCGAGCACCCCCACGTCCGCCCAATTCTCGTAGCCCCCATACTGCTCGCGCCAGCGTTCCTTGATTGCCTCTATCGTGTCTCGGTCCAGAGAAGAGTCAACCTTCAGGATGCTCCGCACCATCGCCCCGCGCTCAAAGAAGATTTTGACGAACTTGGTGACAGCATTGTCTACGTCGGCACTATAAGCAATACAGGACAGCGGACTCATACCCCGCCCCCACCCCTCAAAGCGATCCATTGGGTTGGGCAGCTTGACGTGTATCATGTCCTCGGGAAGGATGGGGACAGCGTTGTCCTGCGCCGTCTGTCCCTCGGGTATGTAAGCAAAGCCCAGTAACTCCCTGCGCTTGGAAGGGAGAATGCGCACCCGGTCCGGACGCAACGGAAGCAGCTCGGTTGGGGTATTGGTGTTCTCGTCACGACGCACAGCAATAAACGCGTTGCCGTCAAGGTTGAGACTCACCGTACAATACCCCTGAAACTCCGCCCATGACATCTGGGGGTTGGGACGCTTCACAAGGCGGGAAAGAGGATGATCCTCAGGCAACGGCTCGGGGTTCTGTATATCACCCGTATAGGCGCGAAGGGGAGCCATAGACTGGGCTCGCACCTTGTACATAATGGCCGAGTAGATAAGGCTGTTGAGCCCAAACCCCTCACGCGCGAACGTCTCATAATCGGCACTATACCACTGCTGGTATATGTTCTGGTCCGTGAGGTCGGGCCACAAAAACAGCCGTTGGGGCAGCCGCTTGACGAAGGGGCGAAACCCCTCCTCTTGGCGCGTAGTAGGAATGAGCGCTTCAGCGCGGCGTACCGCGTCTCGCACTTGCGTTAGAATAGACATAATCACGCCCCGCCTTGTAGCCCGATGCGGCGCAGAGTAGTAGCTGAGTGACTCCCCTCCCTACTATCCCAACCACTACTCCCGCCACATACGAGAGAAGATATACGAAGGACAACACACCGCGCCAGACAATCATGGCACTTGAGGCACTTGAGTTTGCTGCCGACTCTCCTCCAGAGCCTTTCTGACACACTCGGCGAGCGCCTTCTCGAACTGCTCGGTCAAATCAAATCTCCCCTCGTGCCACTCCCCATGATGCTTGGTCCGAATCACAAGCTCGTTGCCTCGCAGCTCGGCCATGGGGGTGCTACAGTTTGGACACCGCAGATACATTATGCGTATACCCAGGACTTTCTCGCAACCAGCCTGTGCATGACGGCCTGCATAACGGCATCCGCACAGTCGGGCGAACGGTGTAGTCGCTTCCTGAGATCGTCCTTGCTCTCCACCTTAATAACTGCATCGCTGCGCAGCTCATACGTGGGCATGGATAGGTCGCCTATCAGCTCGTTGTCGGGCGGGAGGCAAATCTCTAACCCGCTATCTGGGTTGAGCTTGTCCCGCATACCCCACCACGCTGCCGAGCGTGTGTCTGCAAAGTGGTAGGTGCCCGTAATGTCCGGAGCCGTCGCCTTGGCCCCAGCGATGAACGACTGAACACCATAGCCCAGCTCAGCAATGCGATGGGCGACGCCCGCCCCGACTCCCGTGGCGTCGACAATGACCTTCCCCACATCACCATGCTTTTTCAGCAGGGCCACGACGTGACCTGTAAGCTCCATGGTCGCCTTGCGCGGGTCTTGGGCGAGACTGTACTTTTGCAACTCGCCCACCCTGACATCATCATACAGAACGGCTATTACGGACTTATCACGTCCGACGCCTGCGCTTACGTCCACGCCGATTGCCGTTACCTTTCCGCCGCCGCCCGCATCCTGCCATTCCTGCCATCGCGCATTAGCCTCCTCTATCCACGTCAACGGCACCACCGCGTTGACGTCATCCGCCGCAAACTCAGCGAGAACGCGTTGCCGGTACACCGACGACCGCTCACCCCACTGGGCGGCCCGACGCTCCACAATATTCGGCTCCACCCGTCCGGCATCAATAAGCTCCTGGATGCGAACCCACTTGACCCACCAATCCTCGTACCCAGGCTTGCGCGCGTGTATGTCATAGAATCGCCCCTGCGGATAACCCGGCGTGCTGATAGCAAGTGCCATGCGCTCGGTATTCGGTGCACCCATGAGCGCACCCTCGATACTGTTCCACACCTCGTCGGGGACGGTCTTGGCCTCGTCTATGACATACAGAATACAAGATGCGTGACCACCCTCTAGCTTGCGCGGATCATCAGACGTCGCTCCTGCCGCATAACCCGTCTTTAGGCGCAACATTTGGGTCATCATCTCCCAGCGGGGGTCAAACTCCCTGCGAGGGATATTCTCCCAGTTGAGCTCGCGTGCCCATTTGTGAATTTCTGGCCACAAAAAAAGATAAAGCTGGCGTGCTACGCCAGCCGTCGTTATGACCTTCCAGTCTGTGCACCCATCCCGAGTGAGAGCAACCCACAGAACAACCCAGGCGGCGAGCGCCGTCTTGCCCGCTGTGTGAGGCGACCGCATGGCCACACGCTTATGATCGGCCAGCGCAGCCATGATTTCTTCCTGATACACGGTCGGCCCCTCGTCCGCGGCAAAGCAAAAATTGTCCCAGACGAAGGCAACAGGGTCATCCCGGTACCTCTCTTGCCACAGCCGATACTTCTCCTCCTGCGTGCACTCCGTCAGTCCGACGAGTACTTGATCGGCCAGTGAGTCTAGCAAAGTCTCCTGCGATGGCATCAAGAGCGTCTCTATCGCTGACATTTCTCCTCACGGAATCAAGCATAAACTGTACCATAATGAGCGCCTGCTGCACCGTGATGACCTGCTTCTCCTGCACAAGCCGTTGACGCTCAGACTCCACCAGGGTCTTGCGCTGACCCATAACGTCCCGCAGCTCCTCCCACACAAGCCGGTCAGAGTCCCCACTGCGAATCAGCTCGCCAACCGTCCGCAAGCACTCGTCCACCAACTCTGGCTCGCCCGCCGCCATGGCCTCAGTCATTGTTCCCCACGTCTCGGCCAGCATTTTCCATACATTGTCCGTGCCGCCCGACGT